CAATCTATTTTGCTCAGACCAAATAACTTGATCGGAACTCATCGGCATCTCAGCACCGACCATTCTTAAAAATGCAGATATAGTTCTATTACCATATCTCTCAACCTCAGCTTCGTAAAGCTCTGGCAAATATTGTTGAGCGAAAGTGTCGCTGTCTCCAGCGCCTGCGCCTCCCGTAAAAGACAAATAGTTAGTATCTAACGCTTGCTTTTTTTGGTGAGGTATTAAACTTGGGGGGAATGCCCCCGAACTTGCAAAACTCATAATTTTTATTTTTTGTAATTTATTTTTTCTTAACTCGTAGTTTAGAACTATCAACACCTGTTATTGCTTTCACTCTTAAACCATTTAAATAAACGTCACCAGTGGACGTAGTCCTTGGTTCATTGCTTATATTTTTAGATTTAGCAACTATATCTTTAGTAGCGTCGGATTTACCTTGCTCATAAAAATGTTTAGCTATAGTGTCCGCATTACGTGCGGTGTAGAGAGCTTTATGATAACCTTGATGGTCATTAACACTACCGTCTTCGTTCAAGAACTTCTTTACAAAATTGGTTATGTCACTTTGAACATCTGCAACCTCATTTGGATTTTGCACTCCGTATCTAAATTTCTTTTCTCCTAGATTAAAATCAAAACCTTTGAATTCATTTGAGAAAAAATGTTTAGTTCGAGCTTTAAAATCACTGTGTTGCTGATTTGCTCTTTCTTGTTCTTCGTTATATCTATTGAAAAAGTCCGTGGCTTTTTGTTGATCTTGGGTAACACCTGGTCTCAACTTGATCTCATCGTAATATTTACCCTTTAAGTCGTCTAAAAATCCTTTGGCTTTAGCAATCTCTTCTTTATACGCAAGTTTCTTTTTACGTATAGTTTTCTCATCATCATAATCTTCATCAAATAGGAAGTTGTCTTCCATGATAAAACCTATTTCTTCATTATCAAGATGAGGTTTAGTATTTTTATAATATTCTTTTAATAGAGCTTCATCACTTACGTTTGAGTAATCAGCGTTTAATCGAATATAGTCCTCAATTGTTCCACCAGTTTCATTCATAAAGTTAACTAACTTTTCAACATTCTCTGGTAAATTTAATTGTGGATCTTCTTTAATTTCTTTATTTATGTTTTCAGTGGTAGTAGATTCACTCACTTCTTCCTCTGTAATCTCTTGTATTACACTTATTTCTTCTTTTTTACCCTCTTCGGCAACTTTTTCTTCTTTAACGTGTGTTTCTCCCACCTTTTCGCCATCTGCGGAAAGTTCTTGTACATCCACCTTCTCTGTTGTTGGCTCTTGAATGGCATTTTCTTTTATTTCTACTTTTTCCACTTCGTCTTTCTTTTTAGAAAGATCTACTTTTATTGTTTCAGGTGCTTTTTTATTAGCTAGTTTTTTAGGTTTCTTTTTAACTTTTAAACCCTCTACATCTTCTTTTACTGACATAATATAATATTATAAAATTATTGGTTATCTTGGTTCAAACTGACCTAAGTCAATTCCACCCATTACATCATTACCCGCAGATTCAAAATTCTTAGGTAATGAATTATTTTGTCTTTGATCTATCAACTCACTTTGTTGAGTTGCTTGCATTTTAGTTCTTTCGTCTTTTCTATCTTCTTTACTACCTTCCGCACTCATTTTAGCATTAGCTTCCACTTGTGCTAATTGCATGTTGAACTGGAACTCCAACTCCATTAGTTGTTTCTTAATTTCAGCTTCTTGTTGTAGTTTTTGAATCTCAAATTGAGATTTACCTTGTTCAACTTGTAAGGTTGTTTCAGCTATTGCTTGCTGTTTTTGAACTTCATTCATCGCTGCTCTCTCCGCTTGTTCAGCGTTTGCTTGAGCTTGAGCTTGTATGTTAGCTTGTTGAGCAGCTTGATCTTGTTCTAATTTCCTTGATCTTCTTTGCTTTAATAGTTGATTAGCTAATTTTAGATTCTTAACTTCTCTAATATCTAAAGCATCTTCTAAATATATAGACTGTTGTTGTAGTGCTATTTGTATACTAGCTTCTAATGTTGCTTTCTCTTCTTCATCTGGTTCTAACTCTAAGAATATACCAAAATCATGCAAGTTTAAACTCATCAACTCATCTAGTGTTCCAACATTGTACCTTGATATACTAGACTGTATTGAATCTCTTAATAATGGAAATTGTAAACAATCTGCTATCCTTAAAGCTATATTCTCACAGGTTCTTAATGTTAAGTACAAACTAGATTTTAATATATGTCTTGTAGCTGTATTTGAATTAGCAGCCGCAAGTTTCTGTAGACCAACTAAAGCATCTTGGTCAGGCATACTACCATCCCTCGCTTCGTTAAGTCCAGTTACATCTCTCATCATTTGTAGATAGTACTGATACGTTTGTATTAAAGCTTGTATCTTAGTTCCACCAGCGGAGGTCTGTAGTTCTTGTATTGGCACTTTACCTCTATTCATATCACCATCTTGCGTCATGGATCTACCAACTATACTACCAGTTTGGAAATACATGTTTAATGCTTCTGCTGGATTGTAATTAGTACCATTACCAAGATCAACTTCAGCTAAACCATCAGCGTCTAAGAAAACACCATCAGGTACCATTCTCGATAACACTTGTTGTAACTTTAAATGGGTTATCTGTATCATATCAGCAAAACTCATCATCCTACCAACTAAGGATTCTATTCTACCTTTGTACATACGAGGCGCACATATATTGTAGTTCATGTTTACTTTAGTAGAGTTAGCAAATGGTCTTGTCATATTCTCTGACATCTTCCACTCTAACATGTCGTCGTGCCCTAATATTTTAGCTCCTGTATATAAAACTTCTATTGATCTACTCACCTTCTTAAAAGAATCTGCTTCTGGCGGATTGAACGTATCTTGTTTTTCTAATGCTTTTTCTAAACCGTATGGAGTCTCTTTTATTTTCCATGTTTGGTTTGTGTATGTTTTATATTCAAAATATAATACTTGAACGGTGTCATTACTGTCTCTACCATTCCAATTCCTTGTGTAATTAGAATTACCAGGGTATTTTTGTATTTTCTCTACTTGTTCAGGAGTTAGATGAGGAAATCTTTTAACTAATTCTGGCACTGTTGTAGGTTTTACTTCCCCTACATAATACAAATCTTCAAAGTTTGGATCCTCAGTGTATGACCAAACTATATTAGCTGGATCTACGTATTCAGCTGTTATACCATTAGCTCTATTAAAAGAGGTTTTACTTGCTCCAATACCAAGTACAGTTAAGTCGTAGTTAATCCTTCTTTTAGTTAACTCGTATTTATTCCTATCTAATGTATCGTTTATAACCTCTTCTTCAGCTATTTCTATAGCTTGCTTGTAATTAAGTTGCATGTGGACGGATAGTTCTTCTTCTGTCCTTATATCTAAATCTCTTCCTTGAGCACTCATTAAATCTATACCCGTATTCTGAGCTATCATCTCTATAAGTTCTCTCTGCTTTAGATCTCTATATAGACCGTCAGCGTATTGAGTTCTTTTAAATATTGATTCTGGATCTTGGGCATAAGCTTTGATATCATACACTTTATCAGACATACCATTAACCACTATATCTACAAACTTAGGTATTATAGGTACAGGTTTCCAGTCTAAATTCAAGTAAGATAAGTCACCATTTATAGACAATTCGTCTTTGTATTTTTGTATTGACTGCTCTCCTCTAGCGTATAATCTTCTTTGATGGAAATCGTTGTAGTAGGTGGAGAACTTTCTACCATAAGATCCATTACTGCTACCACCGAACCACTCATGTTCTATAGCTCTCCCAACTTGTTTACCGTACTCTAAGCTCTGTTTCTCTGCATCTGGTACCACCTGATCTGGAAAGGAGCTATTAATGTTAGTATAAATCATTTATTCTATTATTTTTGAAACAAAACCTTTATTGTCGTATCTTTTTATACCTAAGTTAATTTTCTTTACTGTTCTATCAGCAACTGGTTTATATAGATTCCTATTACATGCCATAACAGCTAAACCTGAACTTATAGTAGCATCAAACTTTGTTCTACTATTTATGTCAAATCTAGCCCAATCTTCTAATGTTTCTTGGAAATACATATCTCCATATTGGTTATTAGAAAAACCAACATAACTTTCTATATAAGACTCTATAGCTGCCGCGTGAGCTTGTTTAATATCTTCACTTGAGTTTGGTATACCACCAATTTCTTTCTCTGTGACCGACAACTTATTCCAAGTTTTATCTGGGCGATTCATTGAAAATCCTCTATAACCTCTACGTTTTAAGTAATAAAGTAATCTTGGTTTGTTGTTTTCGATTAATATTGG